TTCAGCAGTCTCAATTAACAATGGCTCAGCCAGTGCTAATAACTCGTCATCGCGCTGCACTTCAATGATGAGTGGTTTTATATCAGGATGAAACGACATAAACCAATATGACGAAAGCCCCAATAAAAGCATAGTCCCTTGCACCTGTTGAACGTAGGTACTGGGGAGTTTATTAGCCCGAAGGTAGGCACAATGCGTAGAGGCCATTGGGCATTTTATTTCTAGGCCAGTGTCACCAAATAAACCATCAGGGCTACAACCAATCCTATGGTCTTCCATAATGGCAAAGCCAACTTCTTTTACCTCAACGTCCATAAGCATTTCAAACATCGCTCTGGCTTGAGGTTCTAGGTCATTGCCACGCTGCATAGCTTCAGACTTAAATGTCTCTGTAGGGCTACCTACAAGATTCTCAGCTATCAACTGGTTGATTAATCCCTCACGGCTAGTAGATAACTTACCAGCCGTGGTGAAGACCTTAGAGAAGTTACTAGCTGACACAACTCCGCATCGGGCTTGTAACCACTCGTCTGAGCCTTGGTCACACTCTATAAATATCATACTTCCTCCTTCATCTTTAAGCGTTTCTTTTCTAAGAGAGGAATAGCGTGTTTGAACTGGTCAGCAGTCATCTGCTCTAGGCTTTTTATGTTGTAGGCTTTAAGGAACTTACCTTCGTCAGACTCAGTTAATTCCAACATAGCTTTAACAGAGTGGACTTGCTCAGCAGTGATAACGGATTTAGCCGCTTGCGTTACAGCGTTGCCATCGTCGTCTTCCGCAGGAATTCCCAGAACGCTTTGCAAACTGAACCGACGGCAATACGTCACTAATGAGCCGTATGTGTGGGCATCTGTCTTAGGCGCAGGGATAGAAAACATACTCTCTAGCCACTGACCAGACGAGTGCATCAACCTCGTAGTGACACCTACCTCACCGTTAATGCTAAAAGGGAATTGCACATACGAAAGCCCATTTTCTGCGAGTGGGTCTTTTGCTGCGGCAATAACACTACCTAGATCAGCGTACTTAGATTTGAAGAATGGGTTGTCAGCACCTTTGATAGCGCCACCCATTTGACCTTGTGCAACCGCCAGAGCTGCTGCGAGTTCGTTGATATTTTCTGATGTTTGCATTGTTATCTCCTTTAGATATGCCCTGACAGTCTACTGCTAATGTAGACAAGGGTCAACAACTTTCATTGACAAACTGCGACAATTTGAAGGATTTTTTGCTCTGATTTGTCGTAGTCAATCGGAATTACTATAAAACGCATCGGAATTACTACGACAATTTGAAGCATTTTTTGGTTTGATTTGTCGGACTCAAGGTAAATTCAACGGAAAATTACTACCTGAATATGTGGATTTTGTAATTGCCGTGGCAATTTTGAGAGGCAAAAAAAAAAGCCCCTTGTGGAGAGGGGCTTGAAATTTCTTCTGAAGGAGAATAACATCAAAGGGTCGGTGGGTTGACAGCCCTAAATTCCGACTAGACATGGAAAGTAAGAAACCCGACAGCCCAAGTATACACAATATCTTGTGTCTGTCACAATCCCTTTCCCCATATCTAGTCCCCGACCGTGTGGTAAAGCCTGACGTACTCTGGCTCATGCAAGCTGTCGCTTTTAATTCAGCCCCAGAAATGGGAGGTCAAGCCAACAAAAATGTCCTGCTCTGTCTCTGCCCTTGACAACAGGCAACCGCAAACTCGCAAGAGACTGCCACGCACCGTTGGTGAGATACTTATACAATAGTGGCCTACTGATCCACGCTGTGAAGCGTCAGGTAGGGGGGAAGCGACTCACTCGGGTGGGCGTTATATTGAGTACCAAGCCTACGGGCTTTTGCTACGGCAGACGCAAGCGTCAGGGTGTATAAGGCTCTGGGTGATTTGCGGGGGAAAAAGGGCAATTGTGCCTAAAATTCGTGCAATAAGAAAAAATAGGAGAATAATCAATGGCTTATCAAATACCAGAGAATTTATTTGACGGTGTAAAAGTAAAAGCACATAAAGGAAAGCATATTGAATTTAGCTTTGGCTACCGTCAGGTTCAATGGTGGCCTAACGGCAGCAAAAAGACTGTCTACGATGAGTACAACCTCAAGTCTCACTCAAACTGCACGTTAGAAGATGTGCTGTATATCCTAAAAACAGGAGAAAAGAATGACCGATCTGACTGAGAAGCCCTGCCCTTGTGGTGAAACAATGGGTGAAGTAATAGGCTTTAAGGAACGAGCAACAGATGGAGCGATGGTCAAATACAGAGTGTGTTGGTACTGCCCAGAGTGTCATGCAGTGGAAAAAGCGATTGGCAGGGAAACATTTGTAGAAACAATTCATGAAAAAGTAAACGATAATTGTTGACCGTAGGTATTATTCCTGTATTATTTCAACCATAGAGCAGCGCGGTGCTGCTCGTTACAGGAGAAAACAACATGATTACTACTACTTACTTCGCTGTTGAACAAAAGACTTTTAACTCACGAGAAGGCTTGGGTGTTTGGGGTTGGAGCAAAGTTTGGGTTAATGGTAGAAAAATCACTGACCGCGCTGAAGCAGAGGCTTTGTTGGAAGAAAAAAAGAATGATTACTGCCGTTGGTTAGCCGACGAGCTTGCTAAAGCTACAGACAGGGCTGTTGTTGCTCATTTAGGTAAATTAATCTCCAACGTTGATTTTCGCATTGTAGAAGAAACTAAGACTTTTACTCATGTATCTCTCTACGGCTACAGCGATGTTGATGCTTACGAGATAGTTAAGGTAATAAGCGACAAGACTATTGAGATTCGCAAGATGGACACTGAGCATGATATCTCGCATCTCAAGCAGTATGCAGGCGGTTTTTGTGGACACGTTGAAAATCAGCGCAATCAAAAAGTTACTTACGCAAGCAATCCTGATGCTGAAGTCATTCGAATCCGACGTAAGAAGAACAACCCAGAAGAGTGGTGTAATGGAAACCTGCGTTTTGGTCTGACTGAAAAGCCTTACGCTTTTTACGACTATAACTTTTAATCTTAAAGCCCCCTTCGGGGGGCATCGGAGGCTGACATGAAAGAGACTTTGACACTTCTTTTCTTCGTTGCACTGGTTGCCGCTCTGAGTGTTGCTGGAGCATTTGACCGTCAAGAGGCTGAACGCGCAGCCGATGAGTACACAGAGATGGTGTGCCTGTTTAAAGAAACCAGTGGTGAGTTTGGCTGGCCTGACTTCAAAAACCTTAACATTACTTGTGGAGAGTAATATGGACTTCGTTAAAGACGCGATTGACGCAAACCTTGATAATCTCATTGACCATAAGAACCGCTGCGTAGAAGCGACAGATGCAGCCGCTAATGAGGTTGTCATAGCTTGGACTGAGGAAAGCCCTCACGACCTGCAAGAGTGGATGTTTAATGACAGCCCTGCTAGTGTCTGGGAAGCCTTCCAAGTAGACATGGCTAAAGCATTTGCTGGCAAGATGAGCCACGATGACTTTTTCATCAAGTATTCGCATTACTTTGACATAGCCAAGCGAGACATCATGGAGGACTTAGATTCTAAGATATGGAATCGCTACACAGACCTGCACGATGTTCCTGTGTTGGATATGTATGATTATAACGGTGTTCGAAGGGAGGACTTCTAATGTGGAGTTTAGCTCGTAACGGTGAAAGGTTTGGCTACTGCGCCAAGGACAAGGCAGGTATTGAAAAGTACCGTGGTTGGTACATTGACGACCATGTTGTCGCTGAGGCTGCGATAATCCAGCAGCGTCTCTGGGAAAAGTCCAAGAGTTCAATCCTTCAGTCAGAAGCAGAGAAGGTTGCTCGTGAAACCCTTGAAGAGCAAATCACAGTGGTGGAAGTCAATGGCTAAAGTCAACAACGTCATGCGCTGTGAATCCTGTCCCAAGTGGGTCAGATCATTGAAGGGTACGATGTTCTGTGACGAGTGCCTAAGATTGAACCAAGTCTTAGCTTCCATTTGGAAACCAACAAAACCTAGCAAGGCGGTGACTGCTGATGATAGAGCTTAGACCACACCAAGAGGTTGCGGTAGAAGCTCTGAGGCAGTCTCTACGCAAAGGTAAGATGCGACCCTTGTTGGCTGCACCATGTAGTATGGGTAAGACCATGATAGCGGCCCATATCATGATGAACGCAGCAGAGAAAGGTATTCGGTCTGTATTCTTCTGTGACCGTCTCAAATTAGTCTCTCAGACCACGGACACGTTTGACCGTCTAGGAGCTAAGTACAGCGTCCTACAGGGCGATGACCCACGTTATGATCCTAACTGCTTAATTCAGATAGCGTCCATCCAGACGGCTGTACGGCGTAATCACCTGACCTTTGGCTTAGCGATAGTGGATGAATGCCACACCATGTACAAAGGCTTGGTAGAGGGATTCATGAAGCGTTATGACAACGTGCCGTTCATCGGACTTAGCGCCACGCCATTCAGTAAAGGCTTAGGCTTGCACTGGGATGACCTGATAGTCACCACTACAACCAGACAGCTACTAGACAAGGGCTGGCTGTGTCCTACCGATTACTACGTTGGTAAATCCATAGACCGTAAAGGCATAAAGACCAAAGCCTTATCAACTGGTGGCTCTGACTATGACCCAGAAGCACTGGGAAAGGCCATGATGGATGATGAGACTTTCAACGGTGACATAGTAGAGAATTACCGCAAGCACTCTAACAACCTTCAGAGAAAGGCCATAGCATTCAGCCCTTCGGTGGCACACTCCAAGTCAATGGTAGAAAGGTTCAATGCTGCTGGCATTCCTGCATTGCACATTGACGGTTACATGGGTGAGGAAGAGCGTAAGTACATCTATGATGACCACAGGTCTGGACGGTGCAAGGTCTTGTGTTGCAGTCGCCTCCTCGGTGTGGGATACGACGACCCATCTGTGGAGATACTGATAGACTGCTTCCCCACTAAATCTCCGATAGCCTTTGTTCAAAGGGCAGGAAGAATCTGGAGAATCTGTGAGGGCAAAAAAGGGGCGACCTATCTTGACCACGCATCAAACTTAAAGACTTTTGGCTTTCCAGAGGATATTGTCCCTTCCAAGCTGGACGACGGTACTGAAAAAAGATTCAATGAGCGTAAGCAGCTCAAGAAAGAAGAGAGGGAAAAAATCACCAGAGATTGTCCTGTCTGCTCAGCAGCCTTCCAAGGCCGCAAATGCGCTTGTGGGTATTGCATCCCATCCAACGAGCCTGTGTTCAAGGATGATGGCTCAATGCTCAAGAAAGCCAGTAAGGACTTCAAGGTAGAGGATAAGTCTGATTGGATGGGGCAGCTTGTCCAGTACGCTAAAGAGAAGGGCTACAAGGATGGCTGGGCTAGTCACTACTATCGCCAGAAGTTTGGAGTGTGGCCCCAAGGCGTAGACAGAACCCCGAAGACTGTCACTAGAGAAGTATTAAACTTCATCGCACATATAAACATAAAAAGGAGAATGGGAAGTGTTAAACCT